GGATTCTTAGCAGGATCTAACAAGTATCCCTGTACCTGAGTAGTAATAGGGTTTAGTGAAGTATATGTAGTCATAGCAATTTCCTTAAAATTGTGTATATTAACACCTTAATATATTTATTTAAGGAAATGCAATATGGCTGAAGTAGAACAATATCCATGTGATATGGATAATATATTCTCTGAATGTAATACTGAAGAAAGATTAAATAAGAAATATCAGAAATTTGTAAGACAGTATGGAACTAATACAATGATTAATGCACAGTATACAGAAAGATTAAAAGAACTGGATATTATGTTTAATGCTAATAGGAAATATAAATCAAAAGACCTTCTACATAGAAGGTCTAAACAATTTATGATGGATAGTTTTAATTCGTAGAACCAAATCCTCCATCACCTCTACCTGTAACAGATAGAGTATCAGAAATCTCAATATCTACCTTTTTAAACGGGACTATAAGAGCCTGTAATATCCTGTCTCCCTTTTTATAACTAATAACATCTCCCCAGCTATTATCTCCCTGTTCATCTATTACTATATGAGCTATCCATTCTCCTCTGTAATCAGCATCTATAACACCTATAGTATTCCTAAGATTAATACCTTTCATACCAGCACTAGACCTAGGTACTAGAATAGCTACATAACCTTCAGGTACTTCAGCAGCAAATCCAAGATTAATAACAGTATCTTTACCTACAACAAGATCTACATCATTCTGAAGATATATATCTAATCCACCTGAGAAGTCTCTCTTGTATTCTGGTTTAATGAAGTCTTTAACCATTGGTTTAATTTTCATAAAAAAATTTCCTTAAAAAATGTTGACAAACAGAAATTATATATTTTAGTCTCCGAGCCAATTTAATTCTGGAGAATTTAATGGCTCTTACTGAATGGACTAATGAACCTAGCGTATCACAATTAAAGATTGATTTACATAACTGTAAATCTTCTCATAGTGAACAGATTGCAAGAATAGATAAGTGGTTATTTAACCTTAGAGCAGATCCACTTAAACATAAAGATCCTACTAGAAGTAAGATAGTACCTAAACTTATCAGGAAACAGGCAGAATGGAGATATGCTTCATTAACAGAACCATTCTTAGCTGAACCTAATATATTTAAGGTTAATCCTATTTCATTTGAAGATTCATATGCAGCCAGACAGAATGAGTTAGTATTAAATAATCAGTTTAATACTCAGATAGATAAAATCAGATTAATTGATTCATATGTAAGAAGTGCAGTAAATACAGGAACTGCAATACTCAGAGTAGACTGGGTAGAGAAAAGAGATTTAATTGATACTCCAACTCCTATATATGAATTACAGGCTGTAGATCCTAATGATCAAAAAGCAGCAGCCAGATTCAACAGAATACAACAGCAATATAACGATATTATCTATCATCAGAATGTACCTATGCACTGGGCTGATGCTGTAGACAGAGCACAGCAGGAAACTCAGCAAAGACAAATGCAGATGCAACAGCAGTTTGAAATGCAGATGCAGCAAGTATCTCAATCTATGCCACCTGAACAATTAGAACAGGTACAGGCTCAGATGCAACAGGAATTTGAATCTCAAATGCAACAACTTCCTCCTATTATGTATGAACCAATACAGGTAGGTACACAGATTCAACAGCAGGAAAAGGTAATAAATAAACCAGCAGTAAAAGTATGTGATTACAGAAGGGTATTTGTAGATCCTTCATGTGAAGGTAATCTTGATGATGCTGAATATATTATATATGCCTTTTCTTCATGCAAGGCAGATCTAATGGCAGATGGCAGATATTCAGATGTAGAAAGTATTCCTGATAATGCCGCTGTAGATTATGATCTATTTAACTTTAATGATGATTTAAAAGACCCAGCAAGAAAGAAACTTACAGTATATGAATACTGGGGTAACTGGGATATCAATGGCGATGGTACTAAAGTACCTATCGTAGCTACATGGGCAGGAGAGGTAATGATAAGGTGTGAAGAAAATCCTTACCCAGATCATAAACCTCCATTTGTATTTGTACCTTTACTCCCTGTAGCAAATTCAGTATATGGTGAACCTGATGGAGCTTTATTAGGTGATAATCAGGATATTAGCGGTGCAGTAACTCGTGGTTTAATTGATACATTTGGAAGAAGTTCTGCATCACAGGTAGCCATTGCTAAGGATGCTTTAGATCCTATAAACAGAAAAGCATTCCATGATGGCAGAGACTTTGAAATTAATCCTGGTATTCCAGCTAATCAGGCTATCTATCAGTTCACCTACCCAGAATTACCTCAAGCACCTTTCTTATTCTTGCAGTCTTTACAGCAGGAAGCAGAGGCTTTAACAGGTGTTAAAACTTATAACGAAGGTATTACAGCAGATTCTCTTGGTAATACAGCTACTGGTATCAGGAATGTACTTGATGCCAGCTCGAAGAGAGAAATGGCTATTCTGAGAAGATTAGCAGATGGTATTAAAAGGGTAGCCAGAAAGATTATAGCTATGAATGCTCTATGGCTTAATGATACTGAAGTAATACGTATTACAAACCAAGACTTTGTAGAAATACATAGAGATGATTTAGCAGGTAACTTTGATTTAGATATTGCTATTACAAGTGCAGAAGAGAATTTAGCTAAAGCAGAGTCTTTAGCTTTTATGCTTCAGACACTTGGTAATACTGTAGATCAGGGTATGACTCAGATGATTTTGTCTGAGATATGTGATTTAAGAAAGATGCCTGAACTGGCTGAAAGAGTAAGGAGATTCCAACCTCCTCCTCCAGATCCAATGCAACAACAGATGATGCAGATGCAAATGCAGATGATGCAGGCACAGATAGCTAAACTTGAAGCAGAAGTACAGAAAGTACAGGCAGATGCACAACTTAGTGGTGCTAAAGCCCAGTCTGAAATGGTTGAAGCTCAATGGAAGCCACAGGAAGTACAGGGAAGAGCTGAAAGCGAAATGGCTAAAGCTGAGTACACTAGAACTATGGCTAGAAAGCTTGATCAGGAATATATGGATTCTGTTGCAGGTATTCAGCATCAGAGAGACATGGAACTTATGGGTGCTCAGGCTAAAGCACAGGCAGATAAGTCTATGCAGGAAATGGGAATGAATTATGCTCTTGAGATGGAAAAACTCAAGACTAAAAGGGAAGAAGCTCTATTGAAATATAGAGCTGATATGGCTAAAGCTAAGAAACAAAAAGGAAGTTTATAATGGAAAACCAGACTAAGGCACTACAGGATAGTATTAGGCTAGGTGAAGTTCTTAATAGACTTAAGAACAATGCAGAGTTTAAAGAACTAATCCTTGAAGGTTATATTGATAAAGGTATTGAAGGTTCTATGGCTGCTCTACCATATATGGCAACCAAAGAACAGAGAGAACGTATCAATGATAATCTTTTTGCTATCTCAAAGCTAAAGCAGTATATCTCATCTATTGAGAGAGATGCTGAAAAGGCTATGTATGTTCTTGAACATCCAGAGGAAATAGAGGGAGAAACATCAAATGAGTGATATGTCAGATGAAGAATTTCTTGCTATTCCTCCAGAACAGGCTATACAGAATATTGAAAATTATGTAGATGATAATTATGGAAATGGTTCTATACAGGAACAACCACAACAATCACAGTATGAACCACCTGTTCAAAATGATGAACAAATACAACAGCAAGAGCAACAGGAAATAAATCCAGAAGTTTATAAGGAAGCTTATGATTATATAATGCAACCTTTTAAAGCTGCTGGTAAAGAATTTCAGCTTAGGGATTTCCATGAAGCTCGTGGTTTAATGCAACAAGGTATTGATTATACTAAGAAACAACAACAGCTTAAACCAAGACTTATGGAAATGAGGGCTTTGGAAAATAATGGTATGTTAGGAGATAATCTTAATTATGCTATTGATCTTTTCCAAGGTAAACCAGAAGCTGTAGCTAAACTTATTAAAGATAAGAATATAGACCTTAACTCTCTACAAGGACAACCAGCTAAAGATGAATGGGGTAATCCTATTCCTGGTTCAGAGAATACTAAGGAATATGTTCCTGTCGATCATAAAATTAGTGAAAATCAGTATGAATTAGAGATGACTATTCAAGATTTGAAACAGTCACCTGCTTATTCAAAAATATCTGAATATTTAACTTCTATTGATGATGCATCAGGTTCACATTTCTTTAGAGATCCAAAAGAGTTAAAAGCTCTTCAACAGCTCGCAGAAACAGGTATACATGATGAAATCATTAAGGAAATTGAATATTTACGTGCGGTAAATAATCCAAGTATCGCTGGGTTAAATGATTATGACGCTTATAATGCAGTAGGAAAGCTTATTCTTGATAGAAGAATGGCTACTTTACCACAGCAAGGCATGAATCAAAATGCACCTGTACAACAACAAGTTCAACCTATGCAGCAACAACCATATCCTTATAACAATCAGCAACCTCAATTAACTCCTGCACAGCAACAGCAGATGTATCAGCAGTATCAACAGCAGATGCAGATGCAACAACGTAAACAGAGTGTAAGTCCTATCAGAAATAATCCACAGACACAGGTAGTACGTCAGTATGATCCTTTGTTCTCAAATGTCTCTGATGAGGATTTTGCAAAGATCAACATAAATGATTTAATGAGGAATTAATAAATGCCTGAATATATTAAAGGACAAACAGGTTATTCTGATGGTAATGGTGGAACTATTTCCTATGGTGAGCAGTATGGCAATGGTGGCAGACAGGCTTCCACTGTAGTAGATTCTACCTATGGTTATGTTAATTATGGTACTGGTAATACTACTGATACGGGTACTCTTAAGAAACAGCTTGTAAATGACTACTGGATTCGTGATGCTCTTATATATGCAGCTAAGACTCAGGTATTTCAGAAGCTAGGTACAACTCGTAATCTTGCCCCTAATAATGGTAAGTATCTTAAGCAGTATGTATGGTTCCCTCTGCTTGATGATAGAAACCAGAATGATCAGGGTATTGATGCTAATGGTGTTTACTATGCTAATGGTAATATGTATGGTTCTTCCAAGGATATTTCTACCATTAGTGGTAAGCTTCCAACTCTAGGTGAGAATGGTGGTAGATATAACCGTGTTGGTTTTACCAGAGCTATCATTGAAGGTACTATTAAGAAGGTAGGCTTCTTCTATGAGTTCACTGAGGATTTCCTTCAGTTTGATACTCAGACTGATGTACTTCAGCATATGCAGCGTGAAGCTATGCGTGGTGCTTCAGAGATGGTTGAAGACTTTATTCAGCTTGAGCTTATCAATGGTGCTGGTGTAAATTACTACTGCGGTGGTGCTACATCTAATGCTACTATGGCTGGTGGTACTACAGCTCCTTGTGAACTTACCTATAAAGATCTTCTTAAGCTCTCTAAGATGCTTGTAGATAATCGTGTAGAGAAGTCTTACAAGATGTTCACTGGTTCTCAGAATACTGATACTAAGACTGTAGCAGGTGGTTGGACTATTTATGTACAGCCAGAGCTTAGACAGACTCTTATGACTATTAAAGATCTGTTTAATCAGCCTGCATTTGTACCTGTAGAGAAGTATGCTGCTGGTGCTTCTATTGTAGAAGGTGAAATCGGCAGAATCCTTGACTTCAGATTTGTTGAGGTTCAGGAAATGCTCCGTTGGGAGGGTGCTGGTGCTGCTATCAATGGTGATGAGACATACACCAATGATGGCACTAAGTACACTGTCTTCCCTCTGCTGATTATTGGTGATGAGTCATTTGTTAATATCTCTTTCCGTGGTGGTAAGGATAACTTTAAGACTATTCTTAAGATGCCAGGTAGAGAGACAGCAGATGCACATCATGATCCATATGGTGAGCATGGATTCTGGTCTATTAAGTGGTGGTATGGTACTATGATTACTCGTCCAGAGAAGCTGTTCTGTATCCATACTCTTGCTAAACAGTAACAGTACAATTTACTTTCATAAGGTTCTTCAGACCCCCGAAGGGGGGTCTTTTTAAACAAGGAATAATTTATGGCAACTACAAAAGAATCAGTATCAGGTGAAATCACTACTGAAGAACTTAGAGCAAAAGCCAAAGAATTAGGCATTAGATTCACTAAGAATACTTCAGATGATGTTTTGTTAGAAAAGATTGAGAAGGCAGAACAGGATACAAGAAGGATAATTAATAAAGAGACTACATTCTCTAAGAAGACTTCTATGGCTTTACAGAGAGTACAGGTATCTCCACTTAATCCTCTTGAATTGAATCTACCTTGTAAGTATGTAGCATTTGCTAACAGATATGTAACTGTTAGTAAAGCAGTACAATTCAATACTCCTATTTTCCTAGAAGAGTGCATTATTGCAATGCTTAAGGAACAGAAATACTTGTATGTAAAGGACAACACAGAGAAGCATTCTCTCCAGCCTGCTCCTGAACATGTATACAAGGATGCTTATGCTATTACTTATCTGGGTACTCCTACTGAATCTGAGTGGAATAATGATCCTCAATGGAAGAAGATGAGATCTGATAAGAAGCTCAATGATATAGCTAACGAGGGCAGATAATAATGGATAAAGTTGTAACTGAAGTACTTAATTCCTTTACTGAAAACAACCTGCAAGGTAATGGTTACTTTGACAGAATTATGTCATCTGTAGAACTTCATATTCATGATGAATTCGATAAGAATAGAATTACAGGTGCTAACTATGCTCAGAGCTATATAGCTGCTTTACAGGCTGGTTTACAGTGTTCTACTCAACTTCTTATGGAAGCCCCTAATATAGAAATTAAGAAACTTGAAGTAGAGAAAGCCAAGATAGAACTGGAAGGTGCTAAGTTACAACTTGAGAAAATTAAACTTGAAATGGAAAAGCTCAAGTTAGATATAGATTTATCTAAAGCTGAACTTGAAATTAAGAAAGTAGAACTTGAGATTAAGAAGGCACAACTTGAGCTTATTCCATATCAGAAAGAATTAATGAGATGGCAGGCAGTTAGTGAACAGGCTAATACCTGCGATATAGTTAATAACGGAGAAGACGCATATGACGGAGCTACTTCCAATATTCATGGCTTATTTGGTCAAAACATCACATCATCAAAGCACCAGATAGATGTAAATAATAAAGCAGCATACCTTAATGCAGCTAAAGAAATGGTATTAAATCCATTTAGTGTTATTGAATCTGCTGAAGGTGTAGGTGCTTCTTACTTTGGTTTAAATGGTTCTAATGGTGTATCTATTCTTAATGCAGTAAGAAAGATGTATGGTATGCCAGAATTAGATGAATCTACATATGCAGGAGAGCATAAGCCATATATGAATACTTACGCTCCTGATGTAAATTTAGAGACTGATGATTAATGCATATAGGACACGTTCATTGGAGTAAACCTAAAACATGGCTTCATCTTGCAGGTGTTCTTCATGGTTCTGTAATATCCATAGGTCATGTTTTATATAAGACTTTTCCTGAATATACTGAGTATTATGATACTCAAACTACTCCAGTAATAGATCCTTATGATGTAAATAATACCCTTCTCAGTGCAGTTATAACTCATGTACTGTCGAAGGGTTCTGATTTATCTGATTGTATCAAAGATGCTACTCTTAACAGTTTATTAGGGGTAATGCTTAAATTAGCTAAACAGTGCAGACCTAATAAAAAATATGCAGAAACTATAGGTACTCCTGAAGCTACTGTTTTAAAAAAACCTTTATCATTAAATAAAATTAATACTTTTATACCTGAAGCCAAAGAAATAGTATCTCAGCAGATACTTAAAATGGGAGATGATTTAAGGTTTATTTTAGCATACGATTTTTTATCTAATTATCTTGGATATGATGGACAAAACTGCTTTATTATTAATGATGATAAATCTGAAGTACTTATATATCAATATAAAGAAACAGCAGTATCCACATCTAATAATCATTTAGCAGTAGTATTAACAAGACAGGTACAGGTAGGAAGAGATGGAAGAGGACAACCTGTATATGGTCTTGAAACTTTGGCTTTAGATACAGGAATAGACCTATCTCAATATTCTGTTACAGATGATTATGTTGTTATAGGCTATAAATATGATGATATAGATGATCTGGAGGATATAGAAGAGCATACTGCATATTATGTATATAATATTAAGGATAATACCAATGATATTATTACTGCATGGTATAACCAAGGACATTTAGATCCATTCCCTTCTTTTTATTTAAGATCTGGTTATAAACCAATAACTAAAGATATAGTTCCAGAATACTATAAAGCTTGTGATGAAGTATTTAAGAAATTACATTTAGATTATGAAGATTTAGTAAATAATGTTAATGCTATAGAGGATACCCTTAAAAGTACTAAAAATCAGAAAACAGCAGATCAAAATTATAAAGATAATCTAAAAAATATTCCTAATATATGTCTTACCTTTGCATTAGATATTAAAACCAATGATCAAAGAGTAATGCAGTATATATATGAGTTTTTTAAATTTATGTATCAAACAAGTGGAATTAATTCTAATTCCATATCTTATGAGCATCTTGCTTATCAGTATACTGCTAAGTGGGATAAGATTGACTATAAAAAAATTAAAGGTAAAAAAACTGCTATAAAGCATTACACAATAGAAAGTACTACAAGAACAGATTTTAGAACTATTTATCCTGGAGGTGTAGCTACTAAAATACCTATAGATGTGAGTGTCTTACGTATATGTAAACAAATATCAGAAGATGGGTATGTAGAAATTACTGTAGAAGGTTATAAGTATACTTCTTATAATTTAGGCAAAGCTCAATCCCATACACCTGATAAATTTACTCATACTAAATCTTATACTATTGCTGAAATTAAACAGCTTAGAAATGAAGAAATAGAAGAAGATACTGGTGAATGTCTTATACCTATATTACCTGTAATAATACGAAATAAGTTTGGTGGAGCCAGAGGTAATGATTTACTGGCTATAGGTATGAGACTGGTATTTAATGTATACAGTAAAACCAAAAAGAAATGGTATGCTACTACTTGGTTTGCAGTAGTAAGGGTAGTAGTTTCTTTAGTAATCATTATTGTTACATGGGGTACTGCTACACCTGTAGTAGCAGGACTTAACGCATTAGTACAACTGGCTATACAAATATTAATAGTTTTAGCTATTAAACTTGCTGTTAAATACATATGTAAAATATTTCATGTAGAGGGAGCTGCATTAGCTATAGTTAATACTGTTACTGATTTAGCATGTATGTATATTTGTATGAATGTTAGCAGTATAGAAGGTATAGCAATAACAGGAGCAACACAACAGTTAATAACTTCAGTGGCTCTTAACCTGTCCAGTATGATTATTAATGGTACATTTAATTTAGATGGATTTGCTAATGCTCTTACAGGTATAGCAGGAGCAGGTATAGCTACATCAATGAATCAAGCATTAAGTGAATTAAGTGAAATATCCAGATTATCTATTAATGCTTCAATACAAACAATGTACTCATTATCAATGAGTCCTTCTTTTATGTATGCATTAGATAATAAAAAATTTTCAGATGCTTTAATGCAGGGTGCTTTAGCTGTAGCTACAAGTATAGTTACTGCTACTTTATTTACAGGTAAAAATACTAATAACGATAACATTACTTATTCTGAACACCTTAAAATAGGTGATACAGGTATATTAAACATTACTCCTGAATTTAATTTTAATCCTTTTAAAACCCTTACAGAAGGTATTACAAATATTAACTCTGCTAAAGCAAATACATTAAAAGAAAGAAATAAATCGTATGCTAAAGCTACTCAGGATATAGTAGCAAGAAATGAAAATCTAATGAAATCTACCCATTTATTAGGTCTTAAAAATAATCAACAGGTACTTGATATTATTATGGCTAAACAATTATCTAATGGGACATTAGACATATTTAGATTACAAACTTTAACATAAAATGGCGTTTACCTCATATCAAAGCTACTACAGTAGTATGAATGAGTTAGCACGTATGTATTCCTTGGCTTAAAAAAGAATAAAAATTTTATTGCAATTTAATTGTATGATTAATTACAGTTTATTGTGTACTTAATGTACAGGTAATATCTTATAACTAAATGGAGAAGAAAAGTATGAGCGATGTAGAGCATACTTATGTTGATACTAACAATGGACTAGGTGGACCAGCTTTAGGTGCAGGCTTTGGTGGTCTGATTGGTTCTTGGTTTGGTCAAGGTATGAATGGTGGCTGGGGTGGTAATGGCAACTGGGCTAATAATACTTTCCTTGCTAATCAAATGAGTGCTATTCAGTCTCAGGCTGTATCTAATGGTCTTGCTACTCAGCAGGCAGTAAATAGTGCAGCACAGACAACTACAGAAGCTATTAATAGTAATGGTAGAGATACTAATAATGCTATCTATCAATCTAATCTGGCTAATGTACAAGGTCAAGGTGCTACTCAACTTGGTATTGCTAATACTGGTGCTAACCTTACTCAAGGTATCATGTCTTTGGGTGCTAATTTAGCTCAGGCTATTGCACAAGTTAATCAGAATATTACAAACCAAGGATATGAAGCTAGATTACAGGCACAACAACTTACTGGTGTACTTACAGCACAACATGCTGAGTTGCTTAAGGCAATATCTGATGAGAATTGTAAAGATAGAGAACTTATGAGACAGATTCAGACTGAAGGTATTTCTTCTGCTCTGCTAGATGCTAAGTCTCAAGTTAATATCCTTAAGCAGACTCAGGATATTGTAAATCAACTTAAGACTACTACAACTGCTGGTTAATAAGTTTATTTAGTCATTATATTCAAGGGGTAGAAATACCCCTTTTTAATAAGGAGTATTTTATGGGTGTATTTAACGATCATTATTGGACTCCCCCTACAGGGTATATAGATCCATTGGCAGGTATTGATAGAAGTTATAACTGGACACCAGATTTAAGTGAACCTGCTCCAAGCATATCAGGATTAGCAGATAGATTTCTTAGTCCTACTAATAGGGGTGTATCTTTACTAAACAATGCAAGTAGAACTCCACCAGTTCCAGAGGAAGGTTTTGGTACTGCATTATTAAATGGTGTTAAGAATGAATTCTTAAAAAGCCCTATTAGTACCATTGGTGGATTTGCTAATGGTATTTTTAATCTATGGCAAGGATTTAATCAATACAATATGCAGAAAGATGCCCTTAGAGCTGCTAAAGATGCTTATAACTTTCAAAAGCAAATGGCTTTAAATGCAGAAAGAAGAAACCAAGAGCAATGGGATATGGTTAAGAGACAAAGAGCAAGTTCAAGTCTCTAAGGAATAGATATGTTAATAATCACCTGTAAGAAAGATGAAGAACCAGATGATATTGAGTTTATGCATAACTGTCATGAAGTAGATGTGCATAAACCAGATACATGGAAGAAATATCCAGATGATATCAATGGTGCTAATGCCATTATTAAGATGGAATATGATGAATTAGTTAATGCTAAAACAATGGCAGACTGGGAAGAGAATTTATATCATCTATCTGTAGCATGCCTTCATGCTTGGAGAATTTACAACGATAAAATGGAGAATAAATAATTATGGCTGATTTTGATCTTACAAACTATACAAATTTAGCAGATAGGTACACTATAAATACTATACCTAGATCTGCTATTCCACTTCCTGCTAATCCAACTTTATCTGATTTAGTCAGAGCAGTTGATCCATCTATTATAAATAACCCTTATTCATATGAAAGAGCTTTTTCTCGTTATTCACCTAATTATTCAGCAGCAGCAGGATCTTCTGCAATAAGAGCTACTTCTCCTGCTGAAGTTCCTTTGTTGGGATATACCCCTGCTCCTTCAAGTGTACCGCCAAATCCATACCCTTTTTATACAGGTTCAGGAAATATTGCACCTAATGCAACAAGATTTCCTTTAGTGGAATATGCATCTCCTTCTGTTTCTCCTGCTGAACCTGCTAGAACCCCTTTATTGGGATACACTCCTTCTCCTTCTGTTTCTGCTGCAGATGCAATGTCTCTAAGTTCAAGACCTGTTGATCCTGCTTCTACAATTAGTCCTCCAAGATCAGTATCTGGAGGTACACCTAGAGTATCTTTAGGAAATATAGCAAAGGGTACTCTTGGATTTCTTGGTTTAGCAGCTGTAGCTGATGCAGTATATAATAAAGATGAATCTGCTTTAGCTTACCTATTAGGAATGGGACCTGGTTCATTAGTAGCAAGTACACCATTAAATGCTGGTGAAGATGAACAATTAGCATTCATGCAAAGACAACAAGAGGCTGAACAAGCTTATCAAAGAGAACTTGCACAAAAAGCAGAACAACAACAAGTAGCATCACCAAAACCACAGAATTCTGTAGATCCTGATGATTTATTAAAAGAAGCTATAAAATATAGAAAACTCAATAATGCTATTAGGAGAGGTGCTCCTCTTATAGAACCACAAGAGGAAGCTCAAATGGTTGTACAAGGTGCTCCTGAAGTAAAACCAGAAAATGATATGGAAGTAGTTCCTCTTGATGAAACTCCTGTTAGAAAATCAGCTGGAGAAAGTACAACATCACAACCTAAAAATTACATTACTAATGGAACAAAAACAACTACATTTGATAAGGATAAATCACTCACTAAAACTTCTACTTCTAATCCACCTGCTAATGCTACAACAGTTCCTGCTCCATCTAAGAAAAATTCTTCTGTTACTGCTAGACAAAGTAATACTACCAGACAAGCTCAAACTAGTAGAACAGCACAACCTGTAAGAAATAGAACATCTAGAGCACCTGTTCAACAAAGACGTGTATCCCCTACATTAGCAGAAGCTATAATATATAACAGACCTGATACTTTACCAGTTCAGACACCTGTTACCAGACCTAATACTAATGCATCAGGTTATACAAAAGGACATGAAGCAGTATTTAATCCTAGAACTGGAAGACTGGAGTTTATTTAATGGGCTGGTTTGATAATATAACATCTCTTGTTAATTTAAGGGATAACTTTTTTAATCTACCTCAAGTAAATAGAGATGCACCTTATACCAGTGGATTATTTCAATGGGGAGTACAAAAACCTGCCCCATTATCTAATAATCAACCAAGATATGTATTAAATAATCCTGCTTATCCTGTATATAACCATACTCCTGTAGAAAATCTTGTAGATCTTAATTCTTATGCTCAGGATGTGTTAAAAGGAAGATATGGTACAGGTGCTAATAGAATAACTAATCTTACTAATGCTGGTTTAAATCCTGAACAAATAAAATCTGTACAGGATTTAGTAAATTACAGCATAAAGAATAATGTACCTATTAATACAGGAAATACTGCTACTAGAACAGCTTCTACTGCAACTTCTGGGGCATCCAGGTATATCCCTACGGGAAAGCAGGATTTCATTGATACGATGCTTCCTTATGCTACAGCAGCAGCTAAAAGATTAGGTATTGATCCTTATATAATTATATCTCAAGCAGCTCTTGAAACTGGATGGGGTAAACATGCTCCTAATAACAATTACTTTGGCATTAAAGGAAAAGGTGGAACATTTAAGACTACAGAGTATGTAGGAGGAAAACCAGTAACTATTAATGATTCTTTCAAGGGGTATAGAACTATGGAAGATTCTGTTAATGGCTATGCTGATTTTATATTAAACAATAAGAGATATGCTGATGCTATTGGTTTAACAGATGCAAGAAAGTACATAGATACTATTGCAGGTGCAGGATATGCTACAGATCCTGAGTATGCTAATAGAGTATATGCTATATACAGTGGTATAAAACCAAGGAATTAATATGGAATATGGACCAAAAGCAACAAGTGCTGATTTAAGTAGTCTTTATGGCTTATTAAACAGTTATAAGAATCTCAGTGAAAGTAATGCTTTAAGCAATGCTTTATTCGGAGATAAAAGTCTTTATGGCTGGGGTAAGGGAATAGAGACTGGAATACAATCAGAAAAAACCAGGCAGGCAAAAGAATATCTTAAAAAGATGAGAGAATCTGATGTAACTAAAGCTATTGCTGAAGATCAGGATATATTAGATTCTTTTGCTGGTGCTAATCCTTATTTCTTTGACAGATATAGTGATGCTGTGCAGACTGCTAAGAATGAAAAACTTGCTGCTGAAAGTGCTTCATCACTTAACAGAGTTAAAGAAGAGGCTATTCGTAGAGCTAATGAAGCTAATCTTAGAGGTGGAGATGAAGTAACTATTGCTGATTCTCTTGGTTTAAAGAATAGAACTGATACAGAAAGAGAAGCATATAGAAATGCAGTAACTGATGCATGGAAAAAAAGAACTTTGCCTGCGTTACTTCAGGCTGCAACTGATCAATATTATGCAGATCCTTCAGCTATGGATGCTTTTATTAGATCCAGATTAGCTCAGGATAATATAGTTCTTAATGCTTCTGATTATACTACTGATGAAGCTTTATCTCCTTATAGAAAGAATACTGCTAATAATGCCATTAAGATGATGCTGGAAAATAATGGTAAAGCTGAATCTATGCAGGACATTAATAATTATCAACAAACATTAGATGTTTATGGTGCAGATGCAGATACAGCATTATTAGATAGAGCAAGTCAATTTAGACAGCATCAAAAAGATCAGTTATTTACAGAAAGGTATAATAAATTAGCCCAAGAATTAAATGAAATGACTGATGCAGATCTAGAAGATTTAGGTATATCAAGGGATTCAGATTATGCAGAATTAATGGATAAATACTATATACCATATATGTCTAAAAGTCTTGGTATTACACCTCAGGAAGTCTATGAATGGGCTACTGGTGTAAATAGGACTATGAATGATTTTAATGCTTCATCGCATAGATTAGCAGCTCTTGAAGCTGATGTAGCTCAAGGTAATTTTACTCTTGATAATCTGAAAGGAAATATAGATGATGCTTATTCTGGTATAGGTACTGCTCTATTAAATGATTCTGAATTAGATTCACCAAATAAAGCTGAGTATGATAAATTTACATCATCTGATGTAGGTAAACAGTATATGAATAGTTCTATACTTATTCCTGATAAAGCTTTAAGAGAAAATATAAACAAGTTACAAATTAATAGAAAAGCTGATGTAGTTTTAAATATAGTTCATGTATTAAAGAAGAACCATCCTGCATTATCTTATCAGGATATTTATGATAGGTTAAGCAGACCTGGTAGTATAGTAAATGAAGCTAAGACTATATCTGAACAACTACTTACTTTATCTAAACAACAGAAAAAAGTTAATAAATCTAAACAGTCACTCGAACAAGGTAGAGCTAAATTAAATGCTTATACTGGTAGAGGAATATGGAGGTAATTTATGGGATATGGTACTGATTTAACTGGTGTAGATTTTAAAGAACCAGATCAACCTAGACTGGTTTCAGATAAAAAGATTAAAGATTTTCTTACAAGAGAAAGAAAAAAAGATGGTTTTTTTAATAGTCTTATTGAATGGTTAAGACGAAACAAAGAAGAAAGATATGAAAGAGAAGAACCTGATGCAATCCAAGCTGAAAAACTCAGACGGTTATTAGCATTAAATGCTCTAGCAGCAGCAGGATATACTAATGTAGATCCAGATACTTTTGATTTAGAGAAACAAATTATCTATGAAAATATGGATAAAGATTGGACTCGTGTAGCTGGTCAAGTAGGTGGAGATAGACCTAGTTATACATATTCACCAGCTGAAGTAAAAGATGATTTAATAGCACAATATGAAGCTCAGGATGCTGCAGCATATAGAGCATTAAGAAGAAAGCAACTAATGGAAGAATCTGAGCGAAAATGGAAAGAAAGTCGTAAAGGTGGGTATAAAGGTCCTTTTAGTGGTTATGTAAGTTATAAAGATTTATTAAAAATTTAACTTAAGCACAATAAACCAATTATCTAAATTATTGACTTTTCCTAAATTTATTAAATAGACTCCGTACAATTTTTACTGTATCGGAGTTTTTTCATGTCTGTTTTTAATCCTAATCAATTCTTGGATGCTGAGGAACAAAGAGCATTAGAGCAATACCAAAGAGAAAATACTGCAAGAGAAGAACATAGTCGTTTGCTTGATCTTATTGAACGTACCAGTACTTTAGATGCAGATGAGCAGAGAAGAATTGCACAGGAAAATTTAGAGAAACAACGTGCAAGAAGAGAATACTCTAAACAAACTGAACAGTCTCTGCATGAAGAGTCTGAGAAAAGAATTGCAAATATCATAAAGAATAATGTTTATGATCCAAATGAAATATTAAGAATTGTAGCTACAGATCCTATTCTTAGTATTACTCATGCTACTGATCAGGAAAGATTATCTTTAGTAGACAGAATTCAATCAGAACAAAGAAGTAGTTGGGACCCTGCTAATGCTATTGAAGGTAAACATGTTGAGGATATGAATCCTCTTGAAGAATTAGGTCATAGCACATGGTCACACATGAAACATATGGCTGGTTCTTTATGGTATAAAAATAAAAAGACATATAACTTAGAAAGATTAAATCAACTTCCTACTAAAGAATTAAACCACATACAGAAGAAACTCAATACAGTAAATGATCTTCAAAGCAAGATTGATGCTTTATCTGATGATTTAGAATCATATGATCCTATCAAAAGAGCCAATGCAGTAGAACAGTATACCTATTATAAGAATGAACTTAATAAGCTTGGTTTAACTCCAGAAGAAAAAATTACATGGGATAGATATGGAGATGAGTTTAGTAGATTAAACTTTAATGCTCATTTAGCTGATGCAGAACTGGAAGACTTTGCTGATACTAATGTTATTTCTACTTCTGAAGCAGATAGATTAAAACAAGAGTATGCTCTTAAGGATACCTATAAGAGATTAGGTGAAACAGCTGGATATACTAACCCTAAATTTGCATGGGAAACTATTAAGAATAACTTTAATCTTAACCATATTGCTAATGGTTTAGGTGTTATTGCTTCTTCTGCTTTACCTATGATCATAGCTCCAGCAGCAGGTACTGCTATGGTAGCTACATCAGAATTAGCAGAAAAGTTTGCTGATAATTTACAGTATTTCTATGATAAACATGGTGAAATACCTACAGCAAAGCAATTTGAATCAGCAGTAAGAGCAGCTGCTACAACAGCATTTGACTTGGCAGGTACTAAATTACTTATTAAGGACTTAGGTAAAAGTGTTTTTCTCAGAGATAGAGCCAAGCAATTAACAGATTCTTATATTAGTGCAAGAGCTTTAGGAAATGTATCTCCTAAGTCATTGGCTTATGCAGTAGTAACACGTATGCGTATGCAGAATATGCCAGCATCTACTGCTGCTGTAGATAAAGCTATGGAAAAAGCTTTATCAGGTGTTAAAGAAGCTGCTAAAGGAGCACCTAAAACTCTTGGAGAAAAAGCAATTTCTTCAACTAAAGCAGGTATAAAAGCAGTAAATACAAATTTAGCTAAAGTAGGTTCAGATTTTAAGAGTACAGCTAAAGCAGGTGCTTCATTAGCATTTGAAAATACAGGTGCTATTCTATCTGATAGATTATTTAAGGATAACTTCGATCCTAATGATGTAGTAGATGCTGCTGTATCTGGTTTAATAGGTGGTAGTTTATTCCACTTCATATCTTCTCCTATTATGGCAGGTGTAAGAATAGGTAAAGATAAATTTGATACCTATAGACAATCCAATCTTACGAGACTTGATACAGGTAAAGAATGGCAGAAATCTTTAGCTGTTATTAATGATGCTGATAACAGAGAATATAAATCTGAACTGATTGAAGCATTTTCAGATAGGTATACTAAACTTAAAGATCAAGTAGAAAAGCATGAAGAATCTGCATTAGAAGCCTATATTAACAGATTCGGTGAAGATTCTATTACTCAGGACAAAGAAGGTAATTATTCTTTTGTTCTTCCTAAAGATACTAAAATGACAGATAAGGAGATTGCTTCTGCAAATAAAGCAATTAAAAAACTTAATACAGTCCATAATAACATTGTTAGCATGAATGAAGAAATTGATTCACGTCTTAAACAACTGGATCAATTACAAGAAACTACTCTTACTTCTGAGATGGAAGAATATTCTAAAAAAGAAACAACAAAAGAACGTAAGAGTAAGATAGCAGAAGATGTTTATTTAAGAAGTAAAGAAGAAGCCCAACAAGTTAAAATGTTGATGGCTGAAAACAATATAACTGAAGAACATGCTAAAAATATATTAAAGAGCCAAGAATCAGGAAAGAAGTCTGTAACTGATACTGACTTTATTAATGCAGTAGCTAAGTATGATGCAGATGATGCTGATTATTATGCTGATATTGCTAAAGATTCTGCTATTAAACAAGCTTTGGTAGATCAGGATAAAGAAGCTTTTGATAAAGCTATAGAAGCTAATAAGGAACTATCTAAAGCACGTAAAGATTATTTAAAGGATTCAATCTTTGACAGAGCTGCATTTAACTATGCAGGTAATACTGAAAATAATATAAATAATGAAGGTTTCATTCAAACCAAAGATGATAATAAGAGAGCTGCTTCATATAAAGATTTGAATAAGACTCAGCAAAAAACTGTATTGAATAATTTAAAAGAACATTATCCTGGTTTAAAAGATGAATCAGCACCTAAATGGGCAGATATAACTGCATCTCAGGAAGCATGGGATAATGCTGCAAAAGATGAAGAAAAATTAAAAGCTGCTATAGTTAATGAATACCTATCTAATGAATCTCCAAATACAGTAGAAGCCAGACTTAAGAGAGATTTAGCTAAAAATAATATTAATGTTAATCAGAAAGATATAACAGATACAACAAATAGTGTTAAAAGTATTTTCAGAGATCATATTGGCTTCTGGAACTTAGTCAGGGGTAAAGTAATATTTGATTCTCCTGAAGAAGCTGAAGAAGAAGAAAAAGAAATTAAAAAAGAGAATCCTAATGCAAGAATAAGAAGATTTACAGCAAACTATGGTTCTATCAATACCTCTGTACTACTTTCACCTGTTGAAAGTCTACATTGGTTAGATACAGTTAATAAGACTAAACCTGTACTAAATAATCCAGATGCAACAGTAGATGAAATACAGAAATATGCTGAAAAAAATAAAAAATTTATAAATGAGAATTTTGGTACTTATAAGGGTAAAGGATTAGGAGACATAATTGTTGCATGGACTAAAGATAAAAGGAATTTACCTAAAAATTCTTCAGATAAAGGACAAGTAGAAAAGTATAGAAAGGACTTTAATGCGTTAGTAAAAGATATAGATACAATTTTAACTCCTTTAGCTGCAAGAACAGAAACAGTAAAAGCAGGTAAAATAAATAAGTATACTCAGGCTCAACAAAGAAAAGCTGCTAAAAGAGAAATAGAAGCAGCAGAGAAAGAAGCAGAAATTATTCAGGAAATTCCAAATAATATAAAGAAACTTACTGATGAAGATATCACTATTGATGTTAAGAATGCTTTATATTCAATAAGAAGTGCTATTAAGCTACCTACTGATAATGCACTTACTCAGGATAGTCTTGATGAAGCTATTGCAGACTGGGCTACACAAAGAGCCAATGAGAATCTACCTATTACTTCTAAAGATGTAGCTACTTTAATTGAATATAAGAAGAAAGTTCAGTCATCTAAGTCATTTAAGAATAAATCAGCTGTTATGAATTATCTTAATACTCTTGAGTATATCTTAAGGGTAGCAGATATGTATGGGCATGTTGTAAGAGCTGATAAGAGAATGAGTTCTCTATTTGGTAGACTCAGCAGAACAGGTTATAGATGGGAATCTGGAGAAGAAACCAATAAGAAAGAAAATGAACTTATATCTTTCTATAACAGCATTAGAGATGTTATAGATAATGCTTATTATATTTCTGATACTGATGTTCCTTTAGGTAATCTTAATACAGGTGCTAAAGAGTTAATCTATGATGTAAATGTAAGAAGAAAAACCAATGAATTACAGGCTTTTCATTCTAAAATCAGAGGTGGTAGAGATTCAAAGAGAAAACAGGAAGTAAGAAAAGGTATTCAAAATATCTTTAATACTTTAAAAGAATATCATGAAGGTGAAGAGAATGGTTTATCTCTAATAGCTAAAGAACTTGAATCTAAACTAACTAAACTTGAAAAAGATATCTTATCTAATCCAGATAATCTTTCTAAATATTCATCAAGATATATTGGTGATCTATTTGAAAAGATGCTTGATTCAAAGAGATTCAAAGCATTCTTTGGTTTATCTTTAGCAGATCAGGTAATGACAGATGATGAAGGTAAAGCATTAACAAATCGTAAGACATTAAGTGATATAACTTCAGATGGTATATATACCTCAGTAGATTCTGCATATTCTCTTGTGTATTCAAGAGCATCATTTAATAAAGATTCTATTGGAAAAGGTAGCATAAAACCTGTCTATCAAAATGTAAAAGAACTTGATAAATATCTTAATATGGAAGGTTCTTTATTTAAGACTTTCTGGAATAAGCAAGGTAAGAGTTCTGTATTTGAAGATATAGCAAGAGAGTATGACATTGATAATGTAAATACAGAACAATATTCAGGTCTAAAAAAGGATGATAGAGAAGCAATAACTGATGCAATAGATAAAGGTACACTAACCTTTAGTGAAGACATTATAGAAAAGATGCTTAAATCAAATTCATTAAAAGAATTTGAAAAAGTTTTAAACTCATTACCTGAAAAATCACCTGAAGAAATAAAAGTAAAAGATACAATAAAAAGTGCATTTATTGAAAATGGGGTATTAAAGCAAAAAGCTGTAGCTGCAATGTTGCAATACTATATTGCTAATAAACTTGGTTTTAAAGGTAGAAAAAGTAAAGTATTAAATAAAGAAGGAAGACTTGTATTTGATACTAAATATGAAAAACTCCTTAAACAATGGGAATTAGCTGAAGTATTGAAATACAAACATTTTGTTAAATATGAAACGCATACCCCTCAGGATTATCAAAATGTAGATAGATCTCAGTTTAGTACATTAGCAGAACAGATTTCTCAAGCACTCTATGAAGGGAAGAAAACATTAAAAGATTTATTTGATTATGCTAAAGATGAAAAATTAGAACCTGAGAATACTTTAACTGAAGAAGAAGCAAATATATTCCATAGTTTATTTGAACAAAATGGAATTGCAGATATATATGCATGGGATACATGGATTGAAGAAAATCCTGAGCTGGCTAATAAATTAAGCAGATTCTTTACTCAGTTTATAAATAAGAACCAGATAGCAAATGTAGTAGCAACTAATGCTGTTCTTAATGGAAGTAAGCAAGATATAGCAGGAACCAATAAGACACAGCATATAGAGAATGATATTAATGCTTCTGCTTATGCAAATGATATCTCAGTAGGACATATTGAAGATGTATCTCCAATAGCTACTGATAACTTTATTACTCATGCTATCAGTAGTAATACTGATTATGCTGATGTAGCTAAATTAGAGACTTTCTTAAATGAAGTAAGAAAGATAGCAAGATATGCATCTAATTTCTCTTTTACTAAAGGCAATTTAGCTGATGAGATATTTGCTACCTTGTATGAGGGTGTTACTGTATATAATCAAGAAGTAGTTAATACTATGGCTGCTGTAGCCTTAAACCATCTTACAAGAATGGCTCAAGGACAGAATTCAGACTGGATACAGAAACAGGTAAATACAGGAGTATTTACTCAAAAAGCAGGATTAGCCTTTAGTTCTAAGAACTTCTTAAGTAAGAATAATCTTGGTGAAGATCTTGGTAGTCAGATACTTGGTGCTTTAAACATAAGGGCTACTGATAAGAACTCAAGAGCTGTTGTTATACCTTCTTTATCAGCAGCATTAGCAGGTAGAACACTTGCAATGTTGCAGGAAGCTAAACTTATTAAAATAAGATATTTTAATAAGGATACTGGTGATGTATCTGATGAACAGCAATTAACTGGTAACTGGATGAGTGTTGTTGAATTAACTCAACAGGGTAGAATTAAATCTAAACAAATGATTGAGTTAAATTCACCTAGAGCTACAGATAAAGGTAATAAGCATATCCTTAATGATTTACTTGGTTTTAATAATAAAGACTTAAACTTTATGTCTCCAGAACAGTATCAGGAGAATCAAACCAAGCTTAAAAATAGATTTGATAAAAAGCATATTAGATCTATTACTCCATCAAGTATATATAAGGGCAAAAGATACACTGTAGACTTTGATGAAAAGAATGAAATAGCAAGAATAGATTTAGTAGAACCTAATGACTATAAGCAAAATCTTCATCATTATGTATATCTTAGCAGGCATCAGATTGTTAAGAAGGATAAGACATTACTCTCTTATTCAAGATTAATAGAAAATGCTTTTCAGAATGATACTCCATACACTGTTAAAACCAGAGAAGTTGTAGAACAATTAAACTTCTTAAGTGCTATTAAAGATATAAATGATCTAGATAATCTCAAAGATAAAGATGTTTATTATGAGTATCTTGGTTTAGAAAAAGAAGATCAGGATGGCTTCTTTAATTCTATTCAAAAGAGTAAAAACTCAGCTATTCTTAAGTCTTGGCTTGATATGTATAAAGAATTAAAAACTATACAAGAGAGAGCTAAGAGTAATTCTAAATGGGATGGTACTACAAAACTTCATTTCCCTGTTATTAATACAATTAATAATAGAGTATTCTTTGAATCTTTAGGTATTAATCCTCGTGAGTTTAAACCAACAAGAATATTCTTTACCCCTAATGCCAGAATATATAAAGTTGTAGAAGATAGTAAAAAGCCAGGTAAATACAAAATAGAAACAAAAACAATCGAGAATAATAAAATACCAGCAAGAACAAGTGATACAGATACTATGCTTCTTAAGAGCATTATATGTGGTGGTTTAGGGTTAGATGCTGATAAAGCTACTATAGAAGATCTAGCTAAGGCTTATAATGCAATAGCTGAAGCACTTAATGAAATTGCAGATGAGGATAATCCTCCTAAAAAGCTGATGGATTATTTAAGCATCTTACAGGGTATAAATGGAAAATTAAAAGGTAAAGTTACTTATAAAACAGTTAAAGGTGATGAAGAAATTAAGGTAAAACTTAATGCTCATGCAGTAGATACTTTAAAAGAACTGTTAAATAAAACTAATGGTACCTTTAATTATGCACTTATAGATGATACAAGTGTAGAATTTGATAATCTTAATGTACGTGTAGAAGTAGATGGTATTACTAATGGTACAGGTATTCACTTTACTACTTCTGGTTGGATTGGTAATCAGGATATGTATTCTTATCAGCTTTTAGCTGGTGTAGGTATATTCCCTAAACCATATGATGATGAAACAGGGGCAACTGCAAATCAAAGTATTACTGATTTTGTTCATGCTAAGTTATACGGAAACATATTTGATTCATATGAAAGATTAGGTGCTCAGGCAAGAAAAGAAACATACAATAAGATTATGAAT